TATTATACAATACATCATAAGCTTCAGAATCTATAGCTTCGAATGGTGCTTGATCATAGCAATGATCTTTATATGGTAAGAATGAAATGCCTGATACTATATTCCAGTTATCCCAAACCCACTGTCCAACAGATAAGAAATCATCATCAGTATATGTAATAGTAACTGATGGTTTATGATCACACCAAGACAATTGGTATTCTTTCCATAAGTCCAGATGATCCCTAGCACTCAACTCTCGTTGTGTGATTGTACCAACTGGAGCCTTCATAGGAAAGACAAACACCATAGTAGACTCTGGCCTCATTACACAAGGTTCATAAGGCACGCCTGAATCAATCATAAACTGACAGATAGAATCTTTAGTATCAACCCTTACTCTTCTGATATAGTACTCAGAATGTCTTGGATGAATACCACTTGAGGTATTAGCAACACAAGATGTAGTTCCGCTGGGCTTACAACAAGTAATAGATTTACTAGGATTAATACCTAGCATACTAGACCACTCTAAGTTAGCTTCTTCTGCTACTTCCTTAAGTACCTTAAGAGTCCACCTTAACTTAGCCTTACCTTCTTGTCCAGACATAAGTTTATTATCATAGATACCAGTAAACGATACACCAAGCAGTCTTTCTTCAGAACAATTGTTAGTCCAGTCCTTATCAAGATAAGTAAAGTTAATACATGCTGACTGTATAGTTCCAAGTATAGAAGCATGCCGTACCTTCTCTGTTAATGTAATCAAATCATCATCAGGTCTGACAACAACCTCAGTTAAATTACAGAACTGTTTAGGTCTAAGTATTATCTCGCTACATGGATTGGTACCAAAAGAAATATCTTCTGTTACTCTACCAGCCTTAGCTGCAAGGTTAGCCATAGCCTCTCGGTTACAAATCCCCCGTTCGCCTGAGTGTGAGTCATACAAGCTTGACCACTCTTGCATAAAGTTGCTAAGAGATGGTTTAGTTTCATAAACTGCAGAATTATTTGCCAAGCTTCTATGTCCCGAGGATTCCCACCAAGGACCTGACTTCGCCATGGCCATCTCCCGGTCATACAGATCCGACAGGCTGATGAGGGCTGACCTTCGGACAGCACCAGCTATGACAACTTCGCCAGTCAGGCATACGATGTCATGCACCTCAAGAGAGGTGAGCTTTCTACCAACAGCTTTCGTAAATGTATTCACTATGAAACGGAAGAGTCTTTCTAGTGGGGCTGGTCCCGACGCTCTGCCCCCGAAAGTCTTTAGCCTTGCACCCGCAGGCCGGATGTGCGAAGTATCCCATGTCGGATGGACACCATTAAACAAACATTCCAAGAGTTGTCTATAGGCTTCAGCCCAACCAACCCTTGAATCCTCAACTACAATATAATAATCCTCTACTCTCTCAATAGTCTCTGGAATAGTAGGAAGCTTATCAACCTCCTTATTCTCACATGAGAATCCTACTCCAGTACCACAGCATAGAATATATAACACATCACTAAATGATCTGATACTATCTATTGTTAGGTACGAACAGTTATACATACAAACATCATCAACATTAGCAGCATCACCAGCCGTCATCAATGCTCTCATACTAGGAAATACATCTAAGTCCTTTACACCACTACAGATACGATCTAATTCATCACGCTCGTCAATAACTTTAGGAAACCTTTTCTCCATATAATTAAAGTATCTGTCTACACATTCATTCCATGTTTCTCGTCTACCTTCTTCATGAAGCCAACGACAATACCTACTGGTAATAATAAAATGCTGAAAGTTGTCCATATAACTGCTCCTGTTCCTCTTTTTAACCCACCTTTAGGTATGGGTCAAGGTCCAATAGATTGAATTCCTTGTTACCAAGGTCATATTCCCGATGATGTAGTATCCTAACACACCTTGCCATAGCCACAGCAAAGTCAATAGGCTCCATGTCTACTTTCTTTTCCTCAGGACGTTCCTCTTCTATATATTGCTGTATGATAACCTTCTCCCAATCTTCGGGATCAGTTTCATCTAGTAGTTTCTCTGCCTTCTTTGGTCCTATTCTCCACAGTCCGGGGACACCATCTACGCTGTCACCAGCCAGCCATTGCATACAAAAGAATCTATACGCCTCTTTCTTTGATACATACCTGATATCCTTATCCTTATCAGGATTCCAATGCCAACCCGGTACTCCCTTGAGATCCTTGTCTACCGTGACAGCAATAGCATTACCAGACGAAGCTCCGATACCCATAAGATCATCAGCTTCTAGCCTATCAATCTTATAGGAACCAGCAATCTCAACAAAGATTTCTCTAGCAGGACCGAAGCATTCAGGCCGTGCATATCCATCCCTCTTGCTCTTATAACTAGGCCAGAAATCTCTACGGAAATTATTACTTCGGTCATCTGAGAAAGCAACCAGTACCTCATCGACATTCTTAGGTGTCCACTTTCTTATATCATCTCTTAATCTATCTTCGAGAACATCAATACCTTCTACATCACCCCAGAATGCAGCGCGATAGAGAATGATATCTCCGTCCAGTATAGCCTTACTAGGGATCTTCTTCATCGTCTTCTCCTTCTAACCTTTGAATTAATTGATCAAGAAACTCTTCTATTACCTTATCGACATCGGGATGGGTGCCGTTTCTTTTAGCCTTACAAATTTCACAATCACATTCTTCACTATCCTTATCCATACCCTTAGGTTTAAGTCCACACCAAACGGGAAACCATTCAGCAATACCTCTGATCAAATCTTCTTTAGACTCATCATTAACTACAATGTATTCAAAGACCTCGCTATAGTTCTTATCATTACACTCTACTAAATTTGCCATCTCTTCTGACGGATCGTTTCTCCATGCAGCATCATGATCAGCCAGCAATCTCTTGCCACAAGACAGGAAGAGATGGATAGCGTTAACTGTTCTACCTAAAGCAACTTCATTCATATACCTTGCGTCATCTATAATAACTACTCTTTCCCAATGCTTCTTCTTTTCTTCTAGATCTTCCATTTCCTGAGCCTTGATATCCTTCAGCTCATCTAACATTATATCTACCCAGTAATCTTTATCTTCATCACGTTTTTGTTTACCATATTTCTGGCAAAACAAACGGTACTCTTCAGGGTTGTTTTCTTTTGTCAACCCTTTCAATTCAAAAGCAGCATCTTTAATGGCAGTAGCAAAGGAAAGCAACACAGGTATCTGCCCACTATTGAAAGAATATTCTGCAATAACTTTAGCTAACCAAGTCTTTCCAACTCTCGCCTTGCCGCTCAACATAATTATATTCATCACGGAGCTCCTTTAACAATACCTCTGGGGCTACACGTTTCCTTATATTAAATCCTGCGGACCTTAATATATCACAAGTAAAAGATCCGCATCCTCTTGGCTTATACCACGGACATAAAAATCTTCCGATGAAATGCCAAGCTATTAATTTCCATGGGGAATAAAGATAACCGTCTGATGCAAACGACACAAGATCATTTAACGAAACGGATGTAGTTCCCACGTAAACTGTAGACAGAGGTACGTATCTCTTTAGATATCTTTTACCTTCAGTTGTTTTCCATTTGTTATGAGGGCTGCAATGATAGTATATTAAATATCCATCTGGTAATTCAATCAGTATACCACAATGGTTGATCTCTGATCGTCTTACCTTAGAAACATACTGATGATACCACTCACTGTCTAAGCTATGGAAAACAACATACACTTTCTTATTCATTGGTACCACATAAACATACCCATAGCAGATGCTATAGTATGTTCCGCCTTTGCCCCCTCACTTCTTTCCCATCCTCTAAGAAGGAATAATGAATTGCATTTCATTAGATGTGTGATGTCTCTACGAAGAATACTCTTAATATCTACATCATCTACATTAGGATCTATTCCATCGTCCTTATCTAGTTGTTCTTGATTAACGATATCTACATAACCCTTGTGTCTCAGGTGTTCCTCAGCTTTGAAGAACTCATCGAAGTTATGATTATCATATCCTCTCATTGGCCCAGCAATATAAATCTTTAGTTGTTTCATCTTCTCTCCTTAGTGACAATCCCACCAGTTATTACCAATCTTATACTCACCATCCAGAGGAATTGTGCAACATAGCCGATCACCAGCTTCGATAATAGAGTCAACACCTAACTGACCAACCTCGTCAGCAATATTAGGATCACACTCTAGTTGCCATTCATCATGAACAGTAGCCATAAACGAAAACATTCCCTTGTATTTAGTTCTAAGTTTATCGTGGAATATACATTGAGCAAGTTTCATTACAACAGCACCATCACCTTGTAGTTGAACATTCAATGCCGAGTGTTCACTACGACAGGGTACTTCTCTACCATCAAGAAGTTTCATAGTACCACTCTTCTTACTTTGAAACCGTGTTGAATCAATCAGCTTTCTTAAAGCAGGCAAATTATTTAGAAACCTTTCCTTAAGTTCCTTACCTGCTCTAGAACTCTGACCAATTATCTGCCCGATCTTAGCATCACCAGCACCATAGATAAATCCATAGAAGAATGTCTTTACCTTAGGTCTGTCTGTAATACCACTAGCTTCCATGTTTGTCTGATGTATATCTCCATCAGTAACTACCTTACCATAAGCACCCTTATCCCAATCAGACATTCGGTTAGCCAACATCCTTGCCTCTAAACTAGAGGCATCAATGCCAACCTCAACCCATCCTTCTCTTGGTACAAACAAAGATCTTACTCTTGGATCTGAAGTAACCTGTTGAAGGTTAGGTTGACTGCTTGTCATCCTACCTGTAACAGTTCCTTGAGGATTAACACTGCTATGAATCCTTCCATCCCTACTCTTCTCTGCTCTGTCTATCCAATCCTTAAGGAACCCCATAGTCTTTACTATATCAAAGTACTTAACCAGTTCCTTTGCTTCAGGATACTTTAGTTTCTTTAATACCTCAGCATCAACCTTGGGATTACCCTTATCAGTCTTCGGTGGTTTCCACCCGTATCGCTCAGTTAACCGTTGAGCAATCTGTTGTCTTGAAGAAGGATTAAATATAACAACCTTATCCTTAAGTCTATTACCTGTCTTTTCTGAGTAGCGTATCTCTACTTGATCGGGAAAGATACGTCTCATATCATCTTCGATCTTTGACTTCTCAAACAACAGGTGTTCTTCTAGATCAATAGCGGCATCGATATTAAAACCAAACCCGTTATCTATTTGTCCAGCTATAATATTAGATACCAAATGTTCTAACTTAATAACCCTAGAATTTCTAGAAACAAAAGACTTCTGTGCATGGAAAATC